TATCATCCACCGGCTCATGCAGCGGATACTCAGCATCATAATTTTTCACATAAACTCGATACACTATAGCACCCCTCCCCTATATGACACGGTTACAGTACCGGTTCCCCGGAAGGTCAATTTCTGTTCTCCGTCCTTAATCACAATCCCGTATATCTTGTTCGTTCCTGCCTTCAGCGCATAGGTTTTTTCCTCAAAATCTACAGTCATATCCCGTGACACGATAATTTCAGGTATCACCCACCGCTCAGTTCCGGGAATTTGCAGCATGTAAGAACCTGACACCTGAATCTCTTTATATTCGCGGATTACTCCATGTTCAAACGAAAAGGTATCCCATAACCAGTCTTCGTCTGATGCGTATAGTTCGTATTTGTAGGGTTCCGCATCGACTGTGATTGTGAATGTGCCTAATGTCTGGACACGAGAATATTTTGATACTGTCATCCGACCATAATAGTAATATTCCGGATCGTCGTCGAAAATCAGTTTTCCGTTCTTGCCGTGGAACAGGCGGAGGATTTCCGAAAAAATCCCCGCCCATTGTTCAATTGCATATCCGCAGCCAAAATTGAGAGTGATTTTCCGGCGACTATAAACCATATGTCCGGATATTGCTGTTGACAAGTCCAGGGAACCATCTGCCCCAGGGATATCCTGATACAGCGTTTTTGGCTCCGGAGGCTGGACACAGTGGCGTTCTTTAAGCGCCATTTTATAAGTCTTCAGCATATTAATGCCGTTGATACTCACGCTTTGATAAATCATCCCGTCCTCACTTTCATTGCCTGCATTTCTCCTAAACTACGATCCATTTCGGCTGACGTATATCCTACCAGTGCTTTCCCGTCAAGAAGAACATACTTCTGTCCTGCGATTGCCGGCAGATATTGAGTCAGTAGGTTCATCATCTGTCCGTCAGACATTCCCTGCGTCATACCGGAACCCTGTATTTCAATCATGGAGCCATTTACGGATGCTGCCAGTGCTTTTACCTGATCCATGACTCTCCATGTGTTCCCTCGGATTCCCTCGGACAGCCCTTCCATCATGTGCGGCATCCACTCCTCATAATAGCGGAGCGGCCCTTTTTCTGGCCGCGTGAAGTGCATATAATCCGATACTGTATTGGCAGCCTCCCGGCAGGCTCGTTCAAGTTCGCTAAATTTACCGCGGACGCCGGAAATAAATCCACTCATCATGTCGCGCCCCCATATGGGCGACTGATTTTTAAGTCCACTAATATAATTTGTTGAAGGCGTAAATCCGGTCTGAACCGTCCCCAGCAGGCCCGACAAAGTCGTTCGAATACCGTTCTGCATTTCCTGATAAGCTCCTGTTGCGTCTTCCTTCATTTTCTTCGTCTTATCCCGGTTTACCCTCTCAATTTCCGACATTGTAGTGGCATGGTTGGTTTTAATCGTATCCATTATTGCTTTGTGCTGCTTCTGTACGTCCTTCCATCCCTGTACCCACGCCTGCCCGGCAGATGTTGTCTGACTGCTTACCGTGGAATTAATAGATGACATACTGCTATTGGTGGCCGTAACAATCTGCTGCAAGGAATCTTTAATCTGTGAAGACAGCCCGGAAGCCCAAGACGTCCATCCGCTTGACATTGTCTTCTGATAATTTTGGGTTGATGATTGGGAGTCTCTCAAGGCACCTGAAAGCGCTTTTATCGAATCGTCCGCCAATTTATCAACTGCATTTAAAACCTGGTTACTTCCGTCTGTAATTCCTTTCGCATATCCCCCCGTATAGTCATTGCCAATTTGGCAAGTCTTTTTCGCTGGGGAATGACTATCAATTGATTTTTTCAACTCGTCGATACTTGTTTTCCCAACCGCATTGACTGCCTTTCCAACTTCTCCGGCTGAATCGGAAATTCCGCCTGCGTAACCGGAGCCAAAATCTCCACCAAGTCCTTTTCCTACAGCTCCGAGTTGAGCTTTTTTTGCCTCTAGGACATTTACAGTTTCTAGCATTGGCTTTTCCGCTGCTCCTGGTAGTTTATCCAATTCCTTCTGACTCATTTCCACCAGGGTCTTCATGTTATCAACCTGGGCCTGTGTGACGCCTGGTGCCCCTGCATTAACAGCAGCTTGCATTTCTTCGTATTTTTGTGTAAAATCCTGAAGCTGTCGTTCCAAAGATTCTTTCGTTGACGTCTCCGCGGTTTGAAAACTGTTTGCTGCCATCAGGACGGCATCCGATATCTTTTGTTGATCACCGGAAATAATAGCAGAACTAAGCCCCTCGTAATTGGATATTGTCGTGTTATAACCGATATACGCCTGCTCCGCATCCTTAAGGGTCTGCTCCTGGCCAGCAAGTTTTTCTTCATATCCTTTTGCCTCTTCTCCGCAAGCATACATCTTTTCAGCTAGCTCCTGCGTCTGATAAGAGACATCTTCGCCCGTCCGGATGTTCTTTTCCAAAAGTGCATTAATTCTGGCCTGATATTCTTCTTCCCATCTCTGGGCATTGCTAAGACTTTTCTTCGTATCCTCTACATTCTTTTGAGCGTCGTTATAAGCCATGAATGCATCTGTCTGATTTTTAATTGCATCTGTATAAACTGCCTCATTGGCCACGAGAAGTGCATTTGCCTGTTTTTTCTCTATTAACCGGTCAATGCTGTTACACATTTCGTCATATTGGTCAATCTGGTCCCCAGTCATTGAAATCTCAGTCCCCAAGGCATCTGAAAGCTCTCCAACAATAAAGGCTGCCCGTTCCTCATATCCGGCCTTTACTTTCCCGTTTTCATCAGTAATGCTTTGCAGTTCTGTAAATAGACTCTGTTCATGCTGTGTCTGCGCATTCACCGACTCCACCGCATCCTGTCGGCGCTGATTTAATAAATCATAGGATTCATATAATTCATCTACCTTTGTCTTATTTTCTGCTTCCTGGTCAGTCAAGTCCCTGGCCTTTAAATAATAATCACTGGTGTAATCTGCGGCATCGTTAAAAATCGCAGCCAAAGCTCCGACTGCGGCCACAGTAAGAAGAATTGGGCCGCCCGCCGCTGATAACGCGGCCAACATTGGCCCCAGGGTGGATATGGCCGTCATTATTGCCCCAATTCCGGTTGCCATCTGTCCTATGATAATCAGCAGGGGGC